GGCGGCGACGGCACATCGGGACGCAGCACCAGCGAGGCGCAAGAACGAGCAGATAACGTAAAGGGCGTTCGACCAATGCTAAGAATGTTTGAAGAGGCACACACGCACGATATTATACCTTCGATATTCGGCTATGGCTACGTTATGGAGTTTGACTCTCCCCGCAGCGATGAAGAGCGCATTGCGCTCGCGAAATCTAAAATCGACTCTGGTTTATTTTCTCGCAACGAAGTGCGCACCGCCGACTTCAATGCCGACCCGATAAAAGACCCGGCGTTCGATATGCCGCAGGGCGCGCAGCCTGCGCAGCAAACAGCGGATGCGCTACAGAACATTGCGGCGAGCATGAGACGATGACGCAAAAAGACGGACAAAGAGAATTCGCCATCGAGCTAACAGCGGTATTTGAACTCATTCGCGAAGAAGCGTTGAAGAAACTTGAGCAGGGGGCAGAGCAAGAATGGAATCTACACCAATTCGAGACGGAGATTTCGACATTATAGTGTCGAGAGTAACAGAGCTAAAAGACTCTGGCTGGAAAGAATCATCGATCATGGGATATTTGCGGCCCAGTTTTCCGGGCATGACGCGCGACATGTTGCGGGACATTATGCGAGGGCAGCCGAGTAAAGGACGTGCTTCGCGCGCATAGAAAGATAATGGCGTCTTCAAAATACTATAGTTCAAATTGTCGCCCAAACACCACGCGACCTAAAGTTCAAATAGTCGGTCAGGGATTAAGAGAACGAGAGCATATATTCGTGTCGCAATCTTGGCATTGTTCAATTTGCGGCGCAAAGAATATCGATGACAATGACAATTGCAGATACTTCCGCGAGCAACGATAATGGGAGCCTACGAAAAGGCATTATTGAAGAAAAAGTATGGGTGGTCGGGGGAAAAATACGCCGACCTCATGGGAAAAATCGTAAAAGAAAACCAATCGAAAATTGCTAATCGAGTGCTTGAATCGGACAAGAAGCGTCTCAGCAACAACCTAAAGCGAATCGCTCCGAAGCGCGATTTTCAAAAGGTCAAGCTCCCCGACGTTAGCAATATCATCCGCCGTTCGCCGACGATTCTCAAGGCCGCAGATCAAGGACAGTTGCTCATGGAGACAGTGCGCGACCGTATACGCAAGGACGTAAAACAGTCGATGCTTGAACATGGAATAAACAATAAGTCCGGCAAGATCAATAAAAATATCGCACGAACGCTGCGTAAAAAGCTCAACGATACGTTTGATGGCTATACGAAGAAAGACCCAAAATTCAATAAGCCGACGAACGTCGAGACAATTGCGGTGACTGAAACAAACAGCGTCGCGAATAGCGTGCGTCATGAATATGCCAAGCAGGCCGCCGATAGCGCGAAAGATTCTGGTTTTGTCATGGTCAAAGAGTGGGTTCACAACGGCTCGCGCAAAGGAAATCCGCGCGAAGGCCACGAAGAACTCGACGGAGTTCAGGTGCCGCTGGACGGCACGTTCACAATCGACGACGAAAAAGAGAAGAAATCATACGAAGTTCAACGACCTTACGACGCAAGCCTACCAGCTTCTCAGGTCATAAACTGCCATTGCGAAATTGTTTACCGTTGGATAAGAGAAAAAAATGATTAAAAAATAATTGATTCCGCAGGCGGTGGTAATGTATATCGCGCGTGAGTTCAACTCGGCGTCCGATTAAGTTCCTTTTCTCTCCCGCGAACCCGACAACTAAGTCAGTCGTTAAGACCGGCGAGGCTTACGGGTTCGAGATCAAAAAAGAATCTGGCGGAGAAAAGGCGGGCCGATACCTTGTCGGCATCTCATCCGGTCAGGATATAGACGCGCACGGCGACCGCATGACAGACGCGGCCATCGACGCAATGATTGCGCAAGGCGACTCCAAAGACATCACGCTCTATGTAAATCACGGCAAAGATTTTACCCGCGACATAGCCGTTCTGACGAAATCAGAAAAAACGCCAAATGGCGAATGGTGGACAGAGTACCGACTTTACGATGAAAACGATAACGTTCCCGATCAAGACAAGCAGGAAGCCGACAAGGTGTGGCGGCAAGCCATGGGACTTGCACCATATTCCCGGCCTCGGGAATTTGGTTTTTCCATCGAAGGTTACATTCCAGATGATGCAATTAAAATAATCGAGCGTGGCGTAGACGGTCAGGCCATCCGCCGCGAAATATCATACGTTGACCTCGACCCCGGCGTTTCTCTGGTGCCGAAGCCTGCATACACTTCATCAATCGCCACGGCAGTTAAAAAAGCTCTCGGCAAAACTCAAAAGAGCAATCTCTCAGAGATGATAGCCGTCAACGACCGCGAGAACGATTACTTCGAGCAGAAATGGCAGATTGAAAACGCATTCCGCGAGCTTACTGACTTAATCATAAGTTCTTCGTCAGCCGACGAAGACAAAACGCAATCATTAAACGAGGCCTTCGATAGTTACCGAGACCTGTTAGTACCTGTCTTGCTTACTCGCCCGAGTATAGAAGAAAGCGAATCAGAGGTAGCCAGACCGCGAAGTATGGTTGCGAGCGTTAAAGACGCGGGAAAACTCATAAAGTCAATTTTGACGACGAAAGGAGAGAATATGGAACAAGATTTGAAAACAGTTCTCGGTGATGTCATCGCGTCTTTGCAAATGCTGCAACAGTCCGAAGATGGAAGCGAGGAAAAAGAAAAAGCCGAAGAGCAGTTAGAAAAGGCTCTGGCAAAAGCTAAATCAAAGCTGAAAAAAGACGACGCACCGGCAGACCCGGATGACGACAAAGAGAAGCAAGAAGAAGCAGCGAAGGAACTCGCACGCCTTGCGAAGATGCTCGGCATCAAAAAAGACGATGCGGCACCGGCTGACGACGATAAAGACAAGGACAAAGAAGAGACTGCAAAAGCTTTTCGCGCGCTTGTCAAGAAGCTGAAAAAAGACGCCGACGGCGATACCGACCCAGACGATGACAAAGAGAAACAAGAAGCAGCCGCAAAGGCACTTATCGCGCTCGCCAAAAAGCTAAAAAAAGATGCGGCTGACGGCGACCCAGACGATGATGACAAGAAAGAAGAAGAGGCGGCAAAAAAGCTGCTAAAAAAACTTCTCGCGAAAGAGGCCGAAGGCAATGCGAACGAAGACGTAGACACGATTCTTGAAGATGTTCTGCCAGATGAAAACAAAGAAATGCTGGTTAAGATGCTCGGCTTCAAGACGAAAAAGTCTACTGGCACAGAAAAAGCTGTCAAAGCTCTCGTGCCAATTCTCGCGGGGCTTCAGACTCAGCAAAGAGAGACATCTGAAGTTCTCGCGCAGATCGTCTCTGGCTTCACCTCGCCTGTTCAAAAAGGCGTCGCCACAAATTATGGCAATTATGACCTGATGGAGAAACTGAAAAAACAACTCGGCGTAACGGACAAACCAGAAACCGAGAAAAGATTCGGCGAAACCCCAATTCAGAAAAACAAAGACCTTCTCGCGTCGGCATTCATGTCGGCGGTTGCGGGCGAGCGTGCGAAAGCCGCAAACAATCGTTAAGGAGTAAAACATGAAAGAAATTAAAAACTTTCTGCGGCAGGGCGGCAGCGAACTAATTCGCAAAGCCTTGACGTCAGCCGACGGTTCGGGCGGTGCCTTAATCCCCCAGTTCTTGGAAAAGCTGATTACCAATACGGTCATTAGGTTAACACCAGAATTCACATTCATCAAGCCGGAATTCGGCGCGCAAAAAGTCCATAGCTACAACCAGATTACCTCTCTAGGTACTGGTGTAAAATCCATGGGCGAAGTCGCGGTCACTCCGACTGTAAACAGCACATATACCCGCCAGAACCTGACTCTCAAGGTCACACGTTCTAAAGGGCTTGTATCTGATTTTGAGCAAGAGGCATCCGCGAACTTCATCGATGCTCTCGCGATTGAGATCGAGCAACAAATACGCGCACAAGTGTATGCGCTGAACTTTCTCAATATGTATGGCAACAGCACAGCGAATCCATACGCTTATGACGGCTGGGACAACTACATCGTAACGAATCGCTCGAACAATGGTTTCTCATCGGGCGCACCGACAGTGCCAACAAGCCTCAAGGTTCTCGACGACTTGATCGACGCATCGAATCGCCGTGGTGGTGGGATGCATGATCGCGCGTTGGTAATGTCTCCGGAAATGACATCACTGTTCTCTCGTCTGACAACGAACATAATTCGATATCAGACAGATATGAACTATGAGGTCTATGGCGGATGGCGTTTGATGACTTATCGTGGCGTGCCGATTATTCAATCGACATATACGTCAGGTAAAGGCGCGGGCACGATGGGAACTGTCACAGCATCGAGTCTTTCGGCTACGGGAACTTTGTCGAATGGAACTTTCTATTTTCAAGTTTCGTATCTCGACGATCAAGGCGGCGAATCGATGGCTAGCGCAGAAAGTTCTGTTACATTATCAGGCGGTACATCAACGCAGGCAATTAAGCTAAACTTTACTGCGGTGCCGACAGCCCAATTCTATAAAGTTTACTATTCTTCTACAACTGGACTTTCTGGAAAACAGTGCATTGGTATCGTTCCCGCGATGACATACGACGCTAACGGCACGTTAGTCACACCGACCGTTGAAATTGATCTTCTGTCAGTAGCTACATCCGCCGCTGCAACGACATACCAGACCGATTTCCCGCTCACGACAAAGTCTGGCGGCGCTAACGCAGAAAGCATCTGGTTAATCGACTTTGACAAGATTCAGGGCTTGGGAAAATTCCCATACACGAACAACGGCACGCAAGGTCAGGGCATGATCTCTATGCGTCCGCTATACAACAACGATGCGGGGATTCCGTTCTTGATCTATACGCATGGCGCGATATGCCCGTCGTATGAAGCGACATCCGCAGTGGTTCGCGGCTATAGCGTGGCATAATATGGCGCTTGGAGAAGACATCGAAACGGCAGCACCCGCTACCGCGCCGATAAACATTGAGGCCGGAAGCTCTCCGGCCACTCCAGCACCCGCTGCCGCGCCTTCAGGAGATCGTCCGAAAGACAAGCAGATTACGCTTCGGCATAGGAATCCAACTATCCGCGCGGCGTCGGTCGGCGTTTTTGTAACGCTCGGCGATGGGCCGGTTTCAAAGTCTGTCGAGATCAAGGATAATAAAGTTATTCTTGAATTCGGCGCGGAAGGCGAGGCGATTCGTGACGTACTTATACGCGATGGATTTATCGACGAAACATGGTATGCACGCGAGAGCAAGCATATCGTTGTGCCGTCAAAACCACGCGCAGTATACTGGTATTTCTCGCACCCTGAAAGGTCGCGCGAAAATCAGATGAACGGCACAATCGGTCTGCACACTTCCAATGGCCCGGTCTCTATCGATATGCACGACGGACAAATCCAAACGGATAGTCTCGAAGTACATGACGCTCTCGTAAAATCCGGGTTCATCATGGAAAAGGCAGAATACGAGACGCCTAAAAACTAAACGTGAATGACGACGTTAGAGCAGGTACTGACAACTCTTGAGGATTTTAACCTCTTCTACAAAACAGTTGTCGGTGCCATCTCTTTCTCGTCAATTTCTGTAACCAGCGGGATTGCGACGGTTATAACATCCGCCACGACGGGTTATCTCGTCGGGCATTTCATTTACATTTCCTTTGGGCAGAATGAAGGCTATCATATAATCACAGGAGTTACGAGCACAACGCTCACTTATTCCGATTCTAACGCAGTTGCACAATCGGCTGGTAGTGGCATCATATACCAAGTCAAAACAAACTATCTCAATCAATCGATTGCGAATCAAACGACGGCCATCGAGAATTATACTGGCCAATCGTTCACGGGCATCCAGACAGTGGATGAGCTTCACGACGGCAGCGGGACTACAGAGTTACTTCTTGACCGACGGCCTGTGATAGACTTGCAGAATATCGTAATATTAAGTTGGCCATACACGAATTACGTCATTACACCTTCATCGATTCAAGTCGATCAGAACATGGGGTTGCTTCGGGTAAAGAATGTCTACGACGTTGGATTCAGTCCGATTGCGCCGTCGTTTCCGAAAGGCCGCAATAATATCAAGATCACGTATACTTACGGATTCGCGACACTACCGAACGATGTCGCGGCTGCATTGGCATTATTCGTGAGCGCTGACGTTCTCGGTCTCGCATCGGGGCAGCGTGGCGATGTTGCGAGTTTGTCGGTAGAGGGCTGGTCTCGCTCGTATGGAAACCCGCGCGGGAAATATGGAGTCGTAAGAAACGATATGGTCACGCGAGCGCGCGCCTTGCTGCGCAGTTATAAAACGAGCGTGGTTGGCAACTAATGGACGAAGCCGAAGAAGCCTTTCAAGACGTGGCGGATGTGGTCGGCGCGTATGGTGCGACAGTCCAGCTTACCGGGAACACCGAGAGCACGACTAACCGCGACAAGTACGGCTCTATTATTGACCGAGGGCAAGCTGCGGGAGCGGCACCGATAAGTATTTACTCTTTCCCTATTCGGGCGAACCCATCGACAAAGCTTCTCGAAAGTCTTGGCATTAGAGAGAAAGCAGAAATCTTGTTTTATTTTTCCAACAGCATTCTTAACGCGGCGGGATTGAGCATCACCGACTTCGACCCGATTCGTCGTACAATTGCTTCTCGCGGGATAGTGTATAAAATCACCGCGCGCAATGAGTATTCACAATTCGCGAATCGAATGCTCTATACAGTAATTGCCGGAGTGAGAACGTGAAGAAAGTCAACTTCAGTCAGTTCATTAAACGCTTAAATGAGTTTAATAAAGTTGTGTCGCAAGAGGTCGCAACATCGAGCGAGGTTCACGCGAAAGGAATCGTTAAGACATTCAAGAAGAAATTGAAGCGGGGCGATTTTACCCCAAAGCTGAAGCCGTCAACTATCGCGCGCAAGAAAAGTCAAAAGATGCCAAAGCCGACGACGCCACTTTATGGCTGGGGAGAGAGTTCTCAGACTTCGATGTACAACGGTTTGCGTCCACAGCGGATAGCTAAGGGCAAATGGAAAGTCGTCCCATTTGGGCGGCACGGTAAAATATCAATGCAGGCGCTATTTGCTATTCATGAATATGGCGCGCATCTTAAAAACGGTGGAGTTATTCGACCGCGCAGACCTTTGAAGAGCAGCTTAGCCGATTACAAGAAAAGCTCTGAATATCTGAAAGAAAATCATCGTGTATCATATAGAGCGGTAAAGGCGCTCACGGGATGAAATCAGTCATTGACAGTCTCGTTGCGGCGACTGGATGGGTCGGCACAAATTGCACGATAGCGGCGACGACTTGGACAGAATTTGCCGCGTCATATTTACCCGGCCAAACGCGAATGACGTTTGCCGCCGCGAATGCGACAGCGGCGAAAACTTTCACGGCCAACGTGGCGGGATTCTCTGCTTTCGCATTTAATATCGTATCTCAAAATAAGGATGTCTTCGACACGCAAGCAGGTGTCGCCGGTAATGTGGCCAACATGCGCCTCAAGGTAAAATTTGTTTCGGGCGGTAGTAGCGTTGAATATTGGGTGCCGCTCACGAAAGAGTTCGTGCAGCTTCGCTTTGCAAATCAGTTCGCGAACCTGACGCAGATCGTATTTACCGCGACCGCCGCCGTCGATGTGTTCATCTCTGAAATCATCGCGTACAATGACGAAATGCCGTATGACGGTCGGTTCGCATTATCTCAATTGCTCGGACAGTATAGAGACCTCGAATTGATTCAGATCGGGACGTTGACCGCGAATGCGGGCGACACGACGATTACAACTACGGCGGCATATCTTGACGTAAATCACTCGTTCAAAATCGGCAATGAAATATGTCAGATAAAACAGCTCACGAATGAGGGCACCGCAATCTTAAAGAATCCGCTCGGCTCATCTTATGTCGCCGCGCCGATGTACCTCTATATTCCTATTGGAATTACCGAAGAAGAAGAGGACGTTTTCCCCGCGATAAAGATCAATGACGACTTTGCATTCGAGTCAGATGCAGAAATAGAACCATATTCGACAGTTCAAGATTCATTCAACACCGCAGGCGATGTCAATGTCAGCTTAAAATCTCCATACACGAAATTCGCGTTCACTGTAGAAGGCAGCGCCCGCGAGAAATCTGCACTCGAAATAATCTCTCGTATTCTCCGCAAGGCCTTGACTTCGCGGGACTATGTATGGATAAATGGCCGTCGTCATGAACTCGAAGCAGACCCAGTTATCAAAGTACCTTATGGAGACGCGACGGACATTTACGACAAGATTCAGACTATTGTAAAAATAAGTGCAGGAGAGGATATATGGCCACAGGAAACGCAACCAACGGCTCTGACAACGACAGTTCAGCAGCCGCAACCAATTTTACCGCCGCCGCAAAGTCCGTGACGGTGAAAAATCAATCGAACAGAACGATTGAAATTGAAATAAATCCAAACGAGGCGATTGTATTCGCTCCGCATGAAACAAAAAAGATAGATGCACAATATAGCAAGTTGCTCCAAAAGCCGCTTTTTGTGCTTGGGGGTTAAATGAGACGCAGAGGTGTTTACGGATACAATTTACCGCCGAGAGCTTCGACGGTAATTACGCCAGCGGATTTCGCAATCTATGGCGCAATCGGTCGTTTTCAACGCGGATTAACTCAGGTCGTATCGATTCAGAACACGACAGACCTCGCCGTAAAATGCGGTGACTATGTTGCCGGATTCTATGGTCGATACGTCCTTGATAGACTGCTCACGAATCTCAAGGGCACGTCGGCGCTTGGTTACGTCAGCATGTATGTCGCTTCGGATGCTGTGCAAGCAGCCGTTACGATAAACGATCAAGCTGGTAGCCCGAACCCGACGTTAAAAATTTCGGCGGCATATCAAGGCATTGTCGATAAATCTGCCGACGGCAACAATACAGGATATACAATTACCAACGGGTCGCGGGCGACGACGACAATCGGCGCCGTCGCGAGCACGGGAGTAACAACGCTCACATTTGCATCGGTGGCCTCGATGGTCATTGGCGATGTTCTGCAAATCGTATCTGGAGGAACGACTCACTATGCGAAAGTTTCTGCAATCAATGAGGCAACCAAAACAGCGACCGTAACGACAACGACAAACGCCGTTAGCATTGGCGATTCAGTCTCTATGATGGGATTTCAGATCGTGTGTTATCGTCGCACGGCGACGGGAGCTTATGCGATTTTGAATACGCCGGAAAATAAAATCTGGCTGTCTCTTGAAAGTCAAAATACACAGTATTATGTGAATAACGCTTTTGTTAATCATCCGTATCTGACGCTTGCCGATCAAGTCAGCCCAGCGACGCCAATCAATCTCCGCTACCCGGCGAACATATCGACAGTAACGTTTCTTTCCGGCGGTAGCAATGGTACAGCGCCAACCACAAACACAAATTGGAATGTGTACACGAATTTCGACGCATTGCCGATTCGTTTTCTGTTCAATACCGACACGACTTTGAGCGGTGTTAATACTGACGGCGAGGCATATTGCGCGGGCCGTCTCGACACACCCATCTGGATGTATAATCTGCCGGGGCAACAAAGCCTTTCGCAACTCATCACGCTCGGTGGATTGTATCAAAGATCAAATCAGGTGTGCGGCGTTGCGAATGCTTCATTCCGTGCGGTGAATGACCCGCTCGGCTCAGGCCCGAACGCGACTGTCGAGATTCCTACTCACGGCGCGGTTGTCGGCGCTTGGATTTGGACTGCGCTCAATGCAATGGGCATTCATCAAGCCCCCGCCGGGGACGACGTTCCTCTACTCGGTTTCGTCGCGACGCCCGATGCAACAGAAGACACGTTCACCGAAGATCAAAGAACAAGCATTCTCGCGGCGGGAATCAATCTGATTCAGCAACTGCCGGGTGTCGGCCTTTCGCTCCGCTCGTTTCGCACGCCATCGACAAATGGCGCGTACCTTTGGGGCACATGGAACCTGATGCAGAATTTCGTAAAAGTCTCCGCTGTGGAGTCTCTGCAATCGGCAGAGTCTCGCCCTAATCGCTTACAAAGCCTGCAAGAGAAGGGCCGCGCCATTTCCGATTTTGGCCGGAAACTTTACAACGGTTCGTATCCGTTCGGCATCGACCCTTCGGGAGCGTTCGGCACGTTCACGCGCTCTGACGGAAAGCAATCCACGTTTGATGATGTTTTCACGGTGCAGGTAGACCAGTTCAACAACCCGCAAAGCTCAATCAATGCGGGAGAAGGTAATATTGCGGTCTACATGTATCCGCCGCCGCTGCTTGAAAGTCTCGGCATAGGTGTAGGATTCACCATACCATTGTAAGAGTAAGAAAAAAGAGGTAATATATGCAAAGATCAAAAATGACCGATGTAGTTTTACTCTACATCAACGGCACTATGATGCAAGGTCTCACAAAGACCCCAGAAACGGGATACACCGAGGACGGCATCGAGGTGCCGACGCCGGGGCTTACTGCTATGATTGGTAGTGGGCAAAAAAAGCTCGAAGCGAAAGAATATGAGTTCATCGTCCAACGCCAAAGCCCCACGCTTCAGTATTTTATCGATTGGCGCGACCAAGCCGACGGCGAAGCGCGTGACGTGGTTCACTTGCACACGGATAAAACAGGCAAGCCAGAGAACTGGTGGCTACGTGAGATTTTCACGGATTGCGAACCGGGCGACTTTAAGATTCCCGAATTCGATCAAGCCAGCCGCAAGACAGCGACGCTGAAAATCAAGCTGTTTCCCGGCGGCTATCAAAGACAAACTCCATAGCCATGAAATACCCGAGACCGTGGCGCGGCAATACTGAGTTCGAGGTCAAAAAGCCCGACACCGAAACTATCCTTAGCCTCGCCGATAAATCCGGCAATGGGCGGCAATATTCGGCGATGCTGTCATTGCTCGAAGGCTCTGTTGTCGATGGAAAAGACCTTCGCTTCATGCCGCTCATTAACGCAGAGTTCGTGGTACGCGAGGCATTCCGATTGTACGATCTTGAAACCAAGGTCGAGGGTGTGTATCAATGCCCATCGTGCCGACATCAAAACATCCATCGCGAGGGCGGCGACGAAGATAATCGCGACGATGTGGCGAATCTTGAGGTCTATTATTCAGAGGATGAAAAACCTTACGAGCTAAACCTATCATCGGGCCGCGAGGTCGAAATCAAAGCAATCATCGGTGGAGAGAAGCGCACAGTTGCCGTGCTGAACAAGTATGTGCTGCGCGACCCGACGCTTGACGACCTTTTGAAAATTGAGGCCGACAAAACTCTCGATACATCCACTCGACGGCTGAACAAGTTGTTTCGCATGTGCCTGATCGAAATCGACGGCATCGTCGAAGGCGCAGACCTCGACCTAAAGACAATTCAGAATCGCTACCAGAATATGATTTTGAATTTTCCCGACTTTAGGGATTTTCAAAAGTTGAGTACGATTACGAGAACTTATGGCCTCGAACATTTTATTGCCATTGATTGCGAAAACTGCGGAAAGAAATTCGAGAGCGCAATAGATTTTACTGGTTTTTTCGTCTCCGCTCTGACCTCACAATCGGCAACGAGGCCGGAGCGCTCCGTTGGGTCAAGCCGAAATGGGGGTTCGACACCGTAAGCCATGCACTAACCTACATCGACTATAACTGGAAAGTATTCCTTGAAGAAGTTATGGCGGTATGCGAAATCAGCTACGGTGGAATATCCATGCAAGACTGCCTAAAAATGACATTCGATAGATTCACGGATATTGTCGAGAAGACGAACGAAATCAGCAAACGCAACGAGAGCGAATTGCAAAAGATGAAAAATCCGGGGGAATGATATGGAACAGGTCGGCATAGAACTTCTTTACGATACGAAGAAAGCCGAGGGGAATAATAAGAACCTCACGAACTCTTTTGCAAATATGGAAAAG